CCGAAGGTGAGGACGTCGTCGATCGAGGTGTGTCCGAGGTCCGTGAAGCCGGTGGGCAGGTCGCTGGTGTCGGCCGCGAACGCCGTGAGGTCGGTCAGTGCCGGCTTCGTCGCATCCACGGCGCCGGTGAGCACGTGCCCGACCCCGGGGACGAGCACAGCCGAGTCAGTGAGAGCCATCAGAGTCTCCTGTCAGGGGCGGACGGTGAGGAGGTAGGAGGCGGTGAACCGCACAAGCCCTGAAGGCGCATCGGGGAAGGCGAGTTCGGCGGGGAGGGAGAGGACCTCGACGCGGGCCAGGTGGCCCTGGTCGAAGACGCTGGCGTTCTGCCAGGCCGCCACCAGGGCGTCCATGGCGCCGGAGGCGAGCCCATGGGAGGCAGGGGCTGTAGCGGCGAATGCGTCGGCCTGGACGACCGCCCGGACGGTGTCGAACCGCGGGTCGACCGCATCCCCGCCGGGCACGGCCCTGGCCACGAGGTAGGGCAGGCGGGCGGTCAGGTCCGCCGGGTACTTCGTGCCGACCTGTGCCGAGGTGAGCGCCGGGCGGAGGACCGCCATGAGCAGACCGTTGACGTACGGCACGCCCATGGGTCACACCCCGAAGGCGCCACGGAGGACCCGCAGGCCCTCCATCGCCCCGACGTTGCGCCCACCGGCGGTCACGTAGGCGTTCCGGCCGTACTCGATGCTCAAGGCGGCCCGCTGGCCGCGCTCGTCGTCGAGGGTGACCAGGACGTCGGTGACCCCCCGCTGGGTGGTGATCCTGGAGTGCCCGTCGTGCCGGTGGGCTGCGAGGTTGGCTGAGGCCCGCTTGGCGGCGGCCTCGGCGTGCGCTCGAACGGCGCCCTTCACGCCGGCCATGTGGGCGACGTACTCGTCACACCAGGGATAGACCTGGGTGTGGCCGGACCTGGGGACGGGCCGGGCGGCAGCCATGTCACACCCCCTCGGGTTCGCGGGCGCGGAGCATGACGGTGACGTGCGAGGTCGCCTCAGAGCTGCCGCTGCGCATCGGCTCGCCGTCGATGTCCCACGACGTGCCGGCCCACTGGGCGTAGGCGAACGGGCCTGCGGGGAAGCTCCGGGCGATGACCCGGTACCTGGTGACGACGGCCTGGCCGACGATGTCGGTGTCCTCCTCACCGGAGACCGGCTGCACGTGGCAGGGCACGGTGACCGGCGTGGGACCGGGGGCGAAGACGGGGTTGTCGTCGGCGTCGGTGGTCTCGGTCTCGGGCCAGACCTGGATCTGATGGGGTGGCGAGTCGAGCAAGCTCACGGCCTGTACCGCCCGTCCTCCGCGAGGACATCGGGGGTGGTCTCCGGCCAGCGCGGGTACTCGGCAGCCAGTGGGGACACCCCGAGCTGGATGGTCCCGACCGGCGACCATGCGGTCCCGGCGGGCACGGGGCGCAGGAGCTGCAGCTCCTCCTCGGTGAACCACCCGCCGATGGAGCCGTCGGCGAGCCGGTAGGAGTAGTCCCCCGCGGCCTCGTAGGTGACCTGCCTGGGGTTGCGCAGGGACCGGCACACCGACTCCACCAGGACGTCGGTGACGAGCTGCGGGTCCAGGTAGCCGTCCTCGCCGGGGTCGAGTGCGATCCGCTCGGCGATCCGAGGGACCAGGCCGGCAAGCCGCCGCTCCGCCCGGTCCAGGAGCGCCTGGGTACGAGCCGGGATGGTCTGCTCGTACACGTCCTGCACGTCATCGACGGTCGCCCAGGAAGCCATCGGCACCTCCTGCCGGCGCAGCGGTGGGGGCCCTCACCCCGCCCCGTCGGAGGGGTAGGGCGGGGTGAGGGGACTGGGTCAGCTGCGGGTGATGACGACCCGGACGACGCCGCCCGGGTCGGTGATCCCGGTGGCGACGTGGGTCGACGCCCAGGACAGGACGTCACCGGCGGCGACGACCTTGTGAGCTGCCGTGGAGGACAGCGTGATGGCCTTCGCGTCGAAGTCGGCGGCGTTCACGCCGTTGTCGAAGGTCAGGGTCGCCACGGCGACCGTGCCGTTGCCGTCAGCGCCCTTGTTCGTGAGGGTCACCGACCGGTGGTTGGTCGCAGCCCCAGTGATGTTGCCCCCGGGGATGTACTCGACGGAGGTCACGGTGCCGGCGAACTCCGCCACACCGAGGACCGTGGTCAGGTCGTTGCCGGCCGTTCCCACGGGCTGAACGTAGGTCTCGATGACCTGCGTCGCGGGCGCCTTGGTGGCGACGTCCAGCGTCTTGTGGTCGTAGACGGTCACTGGACGATGTCCTTCCTTGCGGGTCCGAGACGGCGGGTGCGCGGTGGCGTGCCGTCATTGGCTGCGACTCCCGGAGTGCGGCCGAGAGGTACGCCGTCGAGCGGTGAGACGAACCGCCACGGCCGGCGCCGCGGCTGCTCGCTGCCCTGGTCGACGGGGTCCACCTCGGGGACGGGAGCCTCTGGCGCGGCGGTGTCGATGACCTCGGCTGCGGGCTCCGCGCCCTGGTCGACGGGGTCCACCTCGGGGACGGGAGCCTCTGGCGCGGCGGTGTCGATGACCTCGGCTGCGGGCTCCGCCGCCACCTTGGTGGCTGCGGAGCGGGCCCGAGGTGTCCTCGGGGCGGCAGCCATCAGGTGCCCGTCACGAAGATGCCGCCGAGCGGGTACCGACTGGCCTCGGTCGGCTGCTGGTTGTTGATCCGGTTGCTGACCTGCCAGCCCACCCGGAAGGTGAGCCGGACCGCGGTCATGTCCTGCTGCGCGAGGTTGTAGACGATCGCCCCGGTGTTGTCCTGGATGACGGCCTCGGTGAGGACCTTCATCTGGATGTCCTGCCGGACGCCGACGACGAACTCGCTCCAGTCGCCGCCGATCATCCGGACGCCGTCGGCCGCGGAGCCACCCGCATCGGCGGTGGCCACGGGCCACAGGCCCTTCATCGGGTACGCGACCGGGAAGCCGTCGACCACCTTCAGGTCGCCGCTGACCCGGTCCCTGTCGAGCCGCTCACCGGTGGAGCTGCGGGCGGCGCGGAGCCTCGACTTCAGGGCGACCGGCCCGGCCCACCCGCTGACCTCGAAACCGCTCGCCTCGACGACGGCGTGGAGGCTGTCGATGTCGTTCATGAACCCGCCGGCAGCGGCGAGGCTGCCCTCGGTGACGTCGGTGTTCGCCGCGACGATGGCGGCGACGAGGTTCGTCGGCCAGGTCGCGGGCGCGTTCGTGCCGAAGAACACCGCGGCGTCGAGCGTGCGGGCGATGGCCTCGGACACCAGGGGCTCGACCTGCGACCACAGGCCGACCTTCACGTCCGCCAGGACGTTGTCGGGGAACGGAACGATGACCGCGATCTCCTCGACGTCCAGGTACTTGTTCGACCACGCGGCCCCGGTCGTCTGCTTGAGACCGGTGTCGCCGTTCACGAAGTACGCCGTCGGAAGGGCGGACAGGATCGGGAACCGAACCTGCCGGGACGTGACGGGGATCCGCGTGAACAGGCCGAGGACGGCGGACTGCTCGACCGCCTTCCCCAGCATCCGGCTGCTGACATCCTCGGGGACCAGCGCACCGGCGTCCACGAAGTCCGTGGAGCTGTCGTATGGCATTGCTGTCTCTCTCCCTCACCCGGCAAGCGCCGGGGGGTTGGGGCCGATCAGCCGGTTCTGACTCCGGCTGCACGGCGGATGAGGGCGTCCATGTCGGTGGTGGGCGCTGCGCTGCGGCGGCCCTGGCCGAGGTCGGGCATCCCGCCCGGCCGGCCGGCGCCCTTCGGCGCGACCTGCTCGGCCCATGCCGTGATCGCCGCCGTGTCCGGCTTGCCGTCCTTCACGAACCGCGTCCGGTCGAGGGCCTCGACGAGCGCCTTGCGCTGCCCGTCGGGAACCCGGCCAGCGAGAGCGGCGTCCAACCGCGCCTCCACGAGGAGGCCGGCGGACTCCGCGAGGCCGGTTGCCCGGCCTTCCTCACGTGCCTTCTCGACTGCCTTCTCGGCGTCGGTCATCTGCGACTGCCGCAGCTGCTCCAGCTGCGTCTTGAACTGGTCGCGCTCCCGCTCGGCCTGCTCACGGCTCGCCTTGTCGGCGTTGGCGCGCTGCTCCCAGGTCCGGGCGTTCGCCTTCCAGTCGGTTTCCTTGCCGCCCTTGTCGGCACCGCCCGTACCGCCGGTCCCGTCGCCGCCCCCAGCTCCGCCCTGGCCTCCGTCGCCGGCTTGCCCGGCGTCGTCAGGGAGGAGGAGGTGGCCTCCGGTGTGCTGCTCCGGCGTGAACATGCGGATGAAGCGGCTGTTCATGCGTGGCGTCCCCTTCCGGGATCCGTTGGCGTGCCGCCCCTTCCGGGCAGCGCGAAATCCCGGCGCCCGGCCGGGGCGTCGGGTGGCTCAGGGGTGGTCAGGCCGCGACCAGCTCGCGGAGCGCGGCGATGCGGTCTCTCTGCCACGCCATTGGCGCGGTGACGTCCTCACCGGCGGACGCACGGCGCTTCATCTCGGCGAGGGTCTTCTCCAGCGCCTTCAGCTCGGCACGTGCCTGGCCCGCGAGGTCAGGTGCGTCCTGGCCGACCTCGGTGGGTCCGCGGAAGTGATGATCGGCGTTGACCAGCCACGGGCCGATCTCGCCGTGCTGCTCGACCTGGTAGCGGATCCGCACCAGCTGGCTGGCCGCCGTCCCCCCGGCCGCCTCGTACAGCGCATCCAGGGAGGAACGGTTGAGGTTCAGCCCAGGGTCGGCCTGCCCTGCGATGACCGGGGCAACGGTGCACCGGCACCTCGCGTGCAGGGGGAGCAACTCGGCCTTGCTGTAGACACGGTCCGCGGCGGCGATGCACAGGCCGCAGGTGCCGGACCGGGACAGCTCGGGGTGGATGATGCGCCGCCACCCGGTGCCCCGCTCGATGGGCGCCAGTCGGCGGCCGGCTGCGTCCCGGCGGGCCATCGCGAGGTCGATGTCGGCCATGGCCCCGGCCCGCCGCAGGGCCCGCTCCTGGGCCTCCAGGTTCTCCAGTCCGAGGAGCCGGGCGCGCCGGTACTCCTTCACCGGCCGGGCCCACTCCGTCGTGGCCGGGATCCCTCGCGGGTCACGGTCCACCGGTGTGGACGGCGGCCCGGCTGGGACGTCGAGGACGTTGAGGATCCGGCGGAGGTAGGCGTCGGTGGCACCGGCGGCGAACCGGCGGTGGGTCTGCACCATCCGCGCGGCCTCGCGGGTGAACTGGTCGACCTGCCGGGGGTCGTAGGGGTCCTTCAGGACCCGCTGCCACAGCCACCGCATCAGGTCGAGCAGGGCCTTCAGGATGCTGTCCTGGGCCGCGGCCTCCGCGTCCACAGCCGCGAGGACCTGCCGGTCAGCCACCCTGCCTCACAGGCTCGCGACCGCGGTCCCGCTGCTCGCGTTGCCCTCGTTCCTGGTCACCCTGCCCCTGCTGGCCACCTCCGGCCGGTGCCTGGGCGGCCTGTAGCGCGGCCTGGAGGAAGGCGTCGCTGGCGCGCTCGGCCTCCATCCGGTCCACGACGTCGGGCCGGAACTGCATGACCTCGGTCATGAGCGACCGGAACGGCATGACGCCGGCCAGCTTGCTCGCAGCGTCCGCCCGCTCGGCGAGGGACCGGCGCTCCGGTGGCGTCCAGATCGGCTGCAGCGCGGTGAGGTCGGCGCGCTGGGTGTCTCCGGCGAACCGGAACGCCAGGGACATGACCTGCCGCCACCCGATCGAGGCCCTGGCCAGCCGGTCCTCGGTCTTGAACACCAGACCCTCACGCATGAGGGAGGCACCCTCCGCGGAGCCGGAAGCGGCGTCCGGGGAGAAAAGGTGCATCGGGGTGAACGTGACAGCGGCGAGCCGCAGTGCCTCGTCCTTGATGGTCGACAGGACCGGGGTGAGGTCGACCGCCGCGGACTCCCACAGCTCGGAGTCCGGCGGCAGCTGCCACAAGGCATCCGGGCCGGCGGCGAACAGGTCCTCGTAGTTGATCGGGTTCCCGGCGGCGTCGTGCGTCGGGAGGTCCCCCTTGATCGCACGCTGCCGGAACGCCTGCATCAGGATGATCACCGTCTGCTGCAGGATCGTGGTGTTGATCCGGTCGAGGTGGTCGACGTGGGTCTCAAACTCCCCGGTCCCGTCCCGGTGGGACAGGAATCTCACGACCG